AGTTTGTATTAACTCGTCTACACGACTGAAATCTTCTTTAGTTAAATCACTTGCACCTAAATCGTCTACAATAGGCTTACGAGTTAAATCGTTTACAAACGCAAGTAAATACTTCTTGCCGTCTGCACCCGTGTACATATTGTCGAACTGTCTGCTAACAAGGCGTTTCTCTTCAGGACTTGGCTCTCCGTTTGGTAAAGTAATAAGTTTACTTGCACTAAAGCCTGTTTGAGCATTTCCTAAAACGTGCTTACTTACTTCTACATCACTTTCGATGTAGTTAAGTGCGCCAAAATAACCAGGAAGGCTATAAACGTTCATTCCTGGTCTGTATTCCTTTACATAAAGTATCTGCACACCTACAGGGTTAGCAGGGTTAAACGCATTGTAAACTTCAGCTTTTTCTTGGTTGCGTGTTAGCTTCCAATCTTCTTTATACCAAAATTGCGTATTGTCTTTGTTGGTTCTAATTTTTGTATAATCACAATGCCACAATTCAGCGATTTGACTACCCATTACGCTCCAAATAACTTGGATATAAGCACCGCCAAATAGTTCTAAATCTAAAGCAACCTTTTTAGTTAGGTCGTTAAGGGTTTCTTCTCTATTAACCTTCTTAACCATATCTTGCTCGCCTGCCCAACCATTGCCGACAATGTAATTAACCTTGCCACGAATGATAGCGTTGTGCTTTGCAGATTTGTTAAATAGGTCTAATAGGTATTGCGGATAGTCATTGTTTTGACCATACTGCATATATCCTTCGCCTTTTTTCTCTTTATATTCTGGCTGCTTTGCTTCCGCAAATGTCAATACTTGTATTTCCATTATTGTCTTATTGTGAATGTGCTTGTTGTTTCGTATTCGTTATATGATATAGTAGTTCCTGAAAGCTCCATAATGCCACTTTCAAGCAGGTTTAAGCTTGTTTGGTTTTTATTGGTAGAACTTGCTTGTTCGTAAACAGAGTACGAATATTGCCCGTTTAAAGAGCAATCAAAGTAGTCATTAACTACGATGCTAAACTCGTTGAACCTTTCCTTATATCCGCTTATATCCGTATTGTTTAATTTAATAAACTTTATCTCAGTGTTGGTGCTTCTATTCTCAAAAACAAACAAATAGTTTGGGTTTGTAAGAAGTTGCTTTTCAGTCAAAGTAAGTATAATATTTTGGGTTTGCCCCTTAGTTAATCTTATCACAACTATAAATATAAACTATTGCATTTGTTTGCAAAATAAAAAACCCCCGCCAAATTAATGACGAGGGCATCTATATACAAAACCAAAACAACCTAAGAACCTGCGGTGGTTAATTGACCTGCCACAGTTGAGTTTACTTCTGGAGCAAGGGCAGCTTCCGCACCTGTGAAGGTTAGAGTGTAACCACTTCTATCGCCTTCTGCCGTACCTGTACCTGCGCTACCGCCTGTAAGGTCTAAGCCTCTTGTTTTTCCTAAATACCAATATTTGTTATTGTTATCTTTGGCAACTGCTACTAAAGTGTTTTGAGCCAACAACAAGATTTCGTTTCTTGTGTTCGCTTGTAATTTGTTTAATACTATGGTTAATTCTGGAGCATAAAAGATAGTTCCGTTTTGTACGTTTGCATTAACATTCTCAACTAATTGAGAAGTGCCTTTTACAAGTTCGTACTTATAGAACTTCTTGCCCGATGCTTTTACTAAAGCGGTAATAACACCACTCGCTTCTGTTGTAGAAGTAACATCTGCTGCTGCTATGAAATAAACCTCAGTAATACCACCTAAACTGTCTTTACAATCTAAGGTATAATTTTGAGTTAAAGCGCAAGGCATATTGTTTGAATTAAATTAGTTTGAAAAAATGGGTAGGTGTATTTCAACCTACCCTATAAATTATGCAAGAACGAAAGCAGCAACTTCGTCAGGGAACGCGATGTTCACGCCCATCTTGAATTCGCTTACGAAACGTACTTGGTCAGCTTCCTTAGCATAGAAGATTTCAAACTTTTCCTCTTCGTTCAATAAGTCAGTACCTAAGAACAAGTTGCTTAAACGCATAGCGTAAACTCTGTTAGTTCCGTTAAGACCTGCAACTGCTACAACTTTGATTGTAGTACCAGGAAGTACGAATTCGCTATCAGCTTTTACATCAATTTGGTAATTGAAAGAACCGCTATTTTTAAGAGCAATAGTGTAAGTACGGAATAAATCTTGACCACAGAAGATAGTCATATCGTCAGCAGCTACAACTTTAGCAGGGATTGCACGATAAACACCATCAAAGATACTAATTACGTTAGCAGCAGTGATTGAAGATAAAGGAGCACCTGAAATAAAGGTAGAAGCGTTTGCAGCAACAACACCTGAAGCAGCACCGATTAACTTCACAAGACCATCGAACTTGTTTAAGTTTACGTTCACACTTGAAGTGTCGCCTTGCCATAAAGCAGTTTCTAATTGTGCAGCGATAGTTTTAGCTTTCTTATCAGCAAATTCTTGCTCGAAAGGAATGCTATCGTACATAGAACCTGTAGGTAAAGCTTTTTGTAAATACTTAGCTTCAAGGTCTTTAGGACATAAAGCTTCGTTTACTTTAATTTTACCAGGAGTTACAGTACGTTGAGTAAAAGTTGTAGAGCCAGAAGCATTGAAACCACAAGTGCCACCTGCTTGGAAGATAGCGTCAGTTTCCATAATGTTAATCTTCTCGCTTGACTTTACGCCAACCATAACGTTACCTGCACTCTTAATAAGAGCAGCAGTTTTTGCACCCAATACAGATGAAGTTACAAGTAGAGCTTCGTTTTCTTTTGTATAGTTGCTTAATGCAGATACATCAAATCCCATTTTATTTTATTTTTATTTGTTTAATAAAGCGTTTCTAAATTTTTCTAATCTATCGTATTTCATTGAGTTAGTTGTTACGTTAGATGAGAAGTTGTTTTTTGGTTGCGCAATAGGTTCAGCGTTAGGTGTCTTAGTAAGTGCTTCTATTAACTCAGCTACTTGACTAAAGCCATTCTTAACTTTTGCCTCTAATTGTGCCACTTGTGTTTTAAGATTTTCGTTTTCAGAAACTAAAGCAGCGATTTCGTCAGCCATTTTCTCGTCTATCTTTTTACCCATTTCAGCAGGAGTTTCGTCAGCGATTTCCGCTTCTACTTCTGGAGTTTCGATAGAGATAATCTTAGCGTTTTCGTCTAACTCAATTTGAGTTCCGTCTGCTAATTGGTGTTCGCCAGTTGGAGCAGGTGTTCCGTCAGCTAAAGTAACTACACCGCCAATAGCTAATTCGCTAATCATAACCTTTGTTCCGTCCATAAGGCTATATTCTGCGAATGTAACAGGTACTTCCTCGATAGGTGCTTCAATAGGAGCAGGTGCTTCTACCATTGGCATATCTTCGAACAAAGCCCTAATTTGCATAATTGCATCTTTTGCGTTCATCATTCTTTTTGTTTAAATATTAATAAAAGATTTTGTTTATCATTTAACCCGTTGCAATATTTCCTTTATTGCATTCATAAGTTCTTGTTCTTTGCTTGGCTTTGTCTTGTAGGTAAATAACCCCTCTACGCTAAAGCCTTTAAATTTGCCTTCTTTAACATCGTTCCAAACGCCTTCGTTGTCTACTTTGAACGAGCCAAACCAAGACCCGTCAGGTGCATCTTCAAATCCTTTCATTGGTAAGATACCACGACTTGCATCGGTAATAAAGCTTTCAAACATAGTAACGCCTTCTACTTGTTGGTCAGGGGAGTGCATTAAGTTTACGTTTGATTGGTAGCCTCTTTTGAAAAACTTTTGAGCAATCTTAAAAATAGTATCTTTAGAGAACACCACATAGTAATCGCCATAAGTAGCATCACTGCGAAAAATAGGTACGTCAGCAAGCATAAGAGGTCCACTAATGATACGCTTATCTTCGCTAACCACTTCAAAGCGTTGTTGGTTTTTAAAGGCATTCCAATTCTTTTGAATAGCAGGTCTATCAACTAATGCCACATAATCCACCTCGGCATCGTCATTCATATCCTCGCTAATGTCTAATAAATAAACAGGTAAGTCCATATTCGTAAATATTAAGTGTTTTAAATTGTTATCATTTAAC